GATGGAGAGAATCCGAACACGCCTTTCGATGATGTTACACATTGGGTGGGTAACCTACCTAGTAAGGATACTGATAGCGATGAGCGTACTAACAAACGTAATACTAGGGGGAAGACTAAATCAAACTTTCTCCGCAAGAAACTGGGACTGGAAGAGAAATAACAAACCTAATCTCGTGCGACTATTAGACACATTGCTAGGCGATGGTCATTGTAGTAAGTCATGGGCATACTGGAAGGTAAGGAGGAAATGGTAATATGAAGAACATCCCTAAGCAGTCAGCCACACTGACACAGATAGTAGACTTTTACTTGCACTCAGATACGTTTCGTAGGCTTTCGTCCTCCTCCCAAAAGGACTACGAGACACACCTGCAAGCTACTGTACTGACTGAAGTGGAGGGCAAGGCTCTTGGGGGTTATCGCTGTAAGACCTTGAAGGTTAGACACATAACACAAGCATACGATCAATGGCTAAATGTTGGTACTCGCACTGCCAACTACAGACGCAGTGTCCTTTCTGCTGCGTGGAAACATGCCATGCGTTATGATGTGTTCATTCACAATCCAATCAGTTTGGTAAAGACTGAAGTACCTGAACCCCGTAGGGTACACTGGACTCGTGAACAGGTGTCAATCTTTCTTGACACTGCTTACAGCGACTTTCGTTGGCGCAGCATTGGACTAATCGTTCATATGGCATATGATTGGGGTCAGCGTGTAGGAGATATTCGGCTTCTTACATGGAATAGTTTAGACCTAAACCAATGTCGTATTGATATGGTACAAAGCAAACGTAATGCAGAGATTCACCTCCCGATCTCTCAGGGTTTGTGTTCGATGCTGCGTCAGCAGAAGGAAGACTTTGGGTTTCAAGAGTACGTTGCTCCCAGGATAAAGCCTAGAGCAGGTGCTTACACACCATACGACAAAGAAGAAATATCTAATCTAATCAACGTATTACTAGATGAAGCTAACCTACCACGTGAGCTTACAGCTATGGATCTAAGACGTACTGCTGTTACAGAAATGATGGAGGGTGGTGCTGACTTAGTAGGTATCATGCAAGTAACTGGACACAAGAACATAGCATCAGTAAAGCCTTACATGGTCAACACATATAGTGGTGCAAGCAAGGCTCTAGAAAAGAGAGGAGAGAAGGATGGTGTACGTGAAGAAGACTAACATAAGAGAGTTTATCAATAGCCTTGAACTCAAGGATGGTGAGCGTCACAGATGTGATTGCCCTGCACCTGACTGTCGAGGTAAGAATACATTTACTGTAGCTAATATATTTGGTGACATAAAGTACAACTGTTTCAAGCTAGGCTGTAGGGTTGGTGGTATATATGACACTGGCATGACAGCAGCAGAGATATTTCTGCACATGAATGATCTACAGTTCAAACGTGCTTACACAAAGATAAAGAAGGAGAAAGAAACTATGGAAATACCTGAGTATGTGGTGACACCAAAGACATCACACACTAAGTATCAACGCTATGTAAGACGATGGGGCATAGCAATAGGTCAGACCATGTATGATGTCAAAGACGAGCGTGTTGTCTTTCCTATTAAGCATGACGGTAGGATTGTTGATGCGGTGGGCAGGGCAGTAGGTAAGAAGAAGAACCCCAAGTGGTATCGCTACACAGGCGAGGCTGACTACTATACAATAGGTCAGGGTAAGACTTTACTTATCGTTGAAGATGTTGTGTCTGCTATTGTTGCATTCCAAGAGTTACCTTACGTTACAGCTATGGCTATCCTGGGTACTAGCATGAACCCTAAACACTTTGAGAAGATAGGAGAGTATGACAAGGTAATAATTGCACTTGATCCTGACGCTATCGGTAAGACAGTAGAGTATCGCAGAGAGATAGAGTTGTGGACGGGACGTAAGACAACAGCAATGAACCTAATGGATGACATAAAGTATCGTGAGTATGAAGACTTAGAGAAACTAAAGGAGTTAGTAAATGAGATTAGCAATAGTGATTGATGTGGATGGTGACATCATGTATGTACCAGAGGGTAAAGTGTTTCCTAACTTTCCCAAGCCTAAACTGTTTGACAATCTTGAAGATGCACAAGAGGAGTGTGCTAAGTGGAACACTGGTATAATAGTTGACTTTGATAACAACAATAAAACTGTACCAATAATTAGATCGTTTGATGATGATGAGCGTCAACGTGCTAAAGAAAGAGCTAAGGCAAATAATGTTTACCGTTGAGTTTGAGCATGATGCATCTATCATTAGAACGATGGATGAGTCTGCTACGTTTGAAGATGTAGAGGTCATTATAGGTGATGAAGGTATAGTTTATATGCGACAGTATGAGGATACTGAGAAAGCTTATCAAATGTTAATGTTGACATATCAACAATTACTTGATATTGCTGCATCCATAAGGACACCAGAGGGAATGCACAAGATTGTGCGAGGAGAAAATAGACATGATGGAACTGGCATTAGTAAAGACTCTGTTAAGTAGAGAGTTTTATGATCAGCATAAAGGGATACGCTGCCCTGATAAGATCTTCAGTAAAGATGTACGCAAGATCAAACAAGCGTTAGAGACAGCTATGGAAACATACGAGGGTGACCTTACAGTGTCAGACCTACATGCTGTATTCAACAGAGTAAACGCAAGCATGACCACCGCTACACGTACAGCCTACGAGGATCTCTTCAAGCGTATCGAGATAGCTGAACCTATTAAACAAGAAGTAGCTAATGATACTATGTCTCAGTTGTTTCAGCAGTATGTAGGTGATCGTGTTGCTAACTTAGGGTTTGACTTTGTGAATGGTGCAGAGAATAGCCTTGAACCATTACGTAAGATATTAGAGGAATACAAAGATGACTTTACTCCAAATACACGTATCGAGTGGGATGATCACAGTTTTGATACTGTGCTTGCTCTATCTAAAGAAGAATCCAAATGGAAGATTAACATCCCTCCCTTGGCTGATAGGGTGGCAGGAGTCAGTGGCGGTCATTTCATTGTGGTTGGTGCTAGACCTAATACTGGTAAAACTAGTTTTCATGCCTCACTTGTAGCAGCAGATGGTGGCTTTGCTCATCAAGGCGCTAAGTGTATACTCCTTACAAACGAGGAAGCATATAATCGTGTAATCTTACGTTATATAGGTGCAGCATCTAAGATGTGTATCAAAGATGAAATACCAAGAAACATACCACTAGCCAAGACAAGGTATAAACCTGTAGCTGATAAGATAAAGATTAAAGAGTCAGGTGGTAAGAACATGGACTGGGTTGAGTCTATAGTTAAACAAGAAAGACCTGACATACTAATACTTGACATGGGTGATAAGTTTGCAGAACAAAGGTCTGATCGTACAGACATAACTCTTAGGGCTGCTGCCATACATGCACGTAACATTGCAAAGGAGTACAACTGTGCTGTCTTTTGGATGTCTCAGCTATCAGCAGAAGCACAGGATAAGACATCACCTAACATGTCAATGCTAGAAGGTAGCAAGACAGGCAAGGCTGCTGAAGCTGATCTAATGATACTAATAGGTATGTCTGCTGAAGTAGAAGGTGAAGAAGCTAATGGTATGAGGTACATCAATGTAGCAAAGAATAAACTTACTGGTTGGCATGGAAAGATACCTGCCATGCTAGATGTTAAACGTGGTATATACAAACGATGATAGAGTTCTCATTAGCCCTTAGTTATCATTTGTTTGGTGAGGCTTATGACCTCAACTACATACATCCACACGTAAGGTATGAGTCGGATGCTGTGATAGCAGGGGCATACTACAACAGTGAGTACAGGACATCTTTATACTTTGGCAAGAAGCTAAACGAATACATAGAGGTAGCCTTTGTTACAGGTTATGGTGATAAAGTTTTACCATATGTTAGGGCAACCTATGATAACTGGTTCATTGCTCCTGCTGCTTATCCTGATAGTGTTGGCGCAGTAATAGGATATGAGGTGAAGTTATGAGGTTGGTGCTAGACGTAGAGAATACAACAACAAAGCGTGATGATAAGTTACACCTTGATCCGTTTGAACCTGACAACTATCTAGTACAGGTAGGGTATCTTGATGCTGATGATCCTGAAGCTACACTCTCTATCAGAACACTAGATCATAATGAATCAAAAGATGAAATAGGATTTGAAAGACTAGAGATACAGTGGACACTAGACAATACTAAGCTACTGATAATGCACAACGCACAGCATGACTTGATGTGGT